CCGGGGACGGTGCGTGTCAGAGGCACTCTGTTATCTGAAATTCAGTGAACAGTGTGTGCATCATATTAGACCTTTACGGGCATTGTTGCCAGCGTTAGACCCTAATAGGCTGCTGCTATGACTACACGTTACCCCCTCGGTTTTGTCAGTCGAGAGTTGGATTGAGTGAGGAGGAGTTAGATTGAGGAGGGCGTTGTCTTTCATAGGAGAGGTACTGAGGACGGAACCAAAGGGCCTCTAGGTCCATTGGTGCGCAAAGTGACTTGTACGATGCCGGGCTCCAAAGCCTGGCGTTGTACTTGATCGCTCCTGCGGTCCGTTTCTCGGTTACGACTTGGAACAGTCGTTCAAGGGTTATGTTACTGTCAAACAGTAGGTTGATGCACTCTGCAGCGACTGTTCTGGTGTACAGTTCTACCCCTTGATTCTTCTCCTGCACCACAAAGGGGCTTGGGACCCTTTTCGACGCTTCTTGCCATGTTTTCCAGTTCGCTTCTTGGTGAGCGAGACTGATTGGTCTTTTGGTTTTCCAGTTATGAGTGATCATAGCAGCTATGCGAAGATCCTTTTCACTGGGTTCCTTGAGTCCTATCAGCCCGATCCCCCCGATCCATTCGGGTGTGAACCATGGAAGCCTTGTTGCGTTGAGAATGTCCCTGTGGTGGTTGATGAACGCCCTATGTGCTTCCTCTTTCATGTGAGGTGGGCATAGTCTTAAGAGTTCGCGGTATCGTGTGCCGAGATTTTGGCGGGGGTCATCTTGGTCGTTGAGACCTACCCCTAGTCCCGAACGTTTGAGGCCGAACATTAGTCCGACGTTAACGTATCTCGTCATACGAAAGGGGACCAGTCTTTTGACTAGTCTTGTGACCTTCACGGTTTTCGGAGCCCCATCATAATAGATGGGATTCTTTTTGACCTCTGTCCTCTCGATTAGAAGTTCTTGAGGGTTGTCTGCCTCACGACGGAATTGTGTTGAGTTAATCTCCACAAAACTATCAGTGAAGTAGGTTTTCCCTATAGATTCTTCGAGACCGACAAAAGCTGTGATGGCCTTCCAGGCTTGTCGTCCTCTTTCCGTGCATTTGAGTGCGCAGTCGTCTCCGTTGATCATTATGGGGCAGTCCCGAAGAGTAAATTTTCTCTTCTGGTCTACCTCACATGCCCAGCGGCAGGCGGCTGCATTCACGATGCATAGAACCACGAAACTTGTGATACTGCCCATGAGCTGTCCGCGCCTCTGTTTTTTGCCACGGAGGATGTGACCGGTGAGACTTGTTTTGAAAAGTCTCCTCTCTACTGGGTACAACTCAGTTTGTGTGCTTATTTCTTCTGCACATTCTTCTGAGGCCCAGCTATAGAGTCCGTTTGTCGCATCCGCGTAGTCGCCGCTAAGGTACTTCTGGCCTTCGTTTAGATTGGTTCCCAATCGATCTAGTATATATACTTCGTCGACTGGTCTTCCGATTAGTTCGAAGGCAGGGTGTTTCCTAACGACCGTGTGCATGTGTTTCCACAGGGCTCGGAGTGTGGTTTGAATGAAGGGAGGTCCCTTGGTGATCACTCG